CATTTTATGCTTTCAATTAGGGTTTGTTTGATTTGGTTTTTTGCGTCAATTTGAGTCTGTGCGTCTTGTGCGGCTTCGTCTGATTCGGCCTGAATGGCTGCCCTTTCTTGTTTTATTGCCTCCATGTCGCGGGCGGCAATGCTTGTGCCGGCGTAGGCTGGGTAGGTCACGGGGCTGACGTCGTACAGGGCGCGAACTTCGAGAATGCGCCGTGTGCCTTGTTCGCCATATTTATCGCTGTGCAGCCATTCGGTGCGCTGGATGGTAAAGGCAAAGCTGCTCTGGGTAATATCGCCACGCTGGATGCTGCGCACCCATGTAACGTGAGTCGGGTTTTCGCGGTCGGGCTTGAAGCTGTAGGCAAGTTGGCCCGCTTCGTTCACCCATACTTTGGCGGTGCCGGAAGTGTTGCGGCCCAGCACAATGTTGGGGTCATGGTTGCCCAATACGCGGATGTCGGAATTGGTCAGCGCGTTATCAAATGCGCCCGGGGCGATTTCTTCTTCAAACCATCCAATGTCTGTTCGCTCGTTTACCACGGCTGCAATGCCTTCGACCTGTTCCGGCCAGTCTTGACCTTCAGCCATGCGAAGCTGAACGGTACCGGTTATCGAGCGACGCTCTATAGTGGGGTTAGTTGTTTCCATCTGGGTTGTTTGTTTGTGATTCAGCTTGTGGGGCTGCGTCAATTTTAGACTGAATCCACGGGCGCATCATATCAGATGGCACAAGGTTGGATTCTGTATAGGTTGTGTTGCCGTCGGTCAGCAAGTCCATATCCTCGAACTTTCGCGCATCGTTTGGTGAAAGCCAACCGCCGCGGATGCCGATGTTATAGAACTCTGCCCGGCTTTTTGAATCGGCGCGCAGCAGGGAATTGAACTGGAATTTGAAATAGTAACTGCCTTTCTCATCTTCTCTAAGCAACTTGCGTTTCAATTCTTCTTCCATCATAACTACCAATGGCAGCATCGTCTGCACGTAGAAATCCTGTGCCTGCTGTTCCACGCTGGATTTAATGCCACCATCGTCCGCGCCAATCATGTATGCCGGCACGCCAAACATACGGGCAATGTCCTTCGCGCCATAGCTGCGGGTCTGGAGGTATTCCGCCTCTTGTGGTGAAAGGTTGAGCTGCTTTAATTCGCTGCCATGAGGTAGTACGGTAGCCGGGTCGCTGCCGTCTAAAACTTTGTTAAAGCTTTCCTTGAGTTTGCCCGATGCCTCTTGATCAAGCTGCTTGCTGCCATAGGTGATTACCCATTTCAGGCTTGCATTTTTGCCGTAGAATTGCGCACTGGCTTTTTCTGCGCTCAGGTTGATCCCCAAGCTGGTAGCGTGCATGGCGATGGGTGACATACCAACTACCGCGCTATCATAGCACAATCCCTTAAAGTGCAGCATTTCAGTTGCCGGAATTGCGGTTGATTCGTCTTCGCCCTGGATGTGGTAAAATACCACCTCATCAGCCACTTTCACCGTTACCCGGCTGTGGTGGATTGGTTCCAATTTATTAGGGCGCTGCGTTGCCGGGTCGCGGTAAATTTTTACAAATGCGTTTCCGGAAATGTCCAATTGTGCGCTTACCCACTTAATAAATTGAAAGCGGGTCTGCATTTCGTTAGGTTCCTGAATTAATTGGTAAAGCGGATTTTCATAAGCAACCCTGCGGCCCTGAGCATCCACCACATAAAGCTTTAGCGGCATAGTTGCAAGGCTGTCAGCTTTCACCCTTATGCAGGAATGCACGGCTGCTAATCTTAGCGCCGTGTCGGGGTTTACAGCGATTGAGGTGCCACCGAAGATGCCGCGCACGGCATCATAAGCAGCCCTTATCAGCTGGTCGGCATACCCACTACTCCTGCGCTCGGTAGTGGAATTTCCACTCCGCTGACGGGTAATCTCCAGCCCAGCTATTCGCACGGGTCAAATTTGCGCCCGTATTTAAGGTGCTGCTGTGAACTTTGTTTACTTTTTTTTGGAATTTTTATTGTATCTATGGTAGCATTGGCGAAAGCTTTCAAAATCGGCGTAACGGGCGCGCTCATTCTGCGCCTCGCATTCGTCCTCTGTCAGGTAGTACGCCTGTCTTTGGCTCACTCCGGTGCGCAGATGTTCTTCGTATCTGGTAAAGAACACTTCGCGAATCCATAGGTTTTTAGAATACGACAAAGTCCGCCTCCTTATCCTGTAGCTGTGCATCCATCATTTCGCCGATGGCCATAACCATCGCAACCACTCCGTCCACCTTATCGCCGGATTTTGCCTTATCCACTTTCACGTTATTTGCCGGATCTTTGGTTAATAGCACATTACCCATCATCCAACGAAGAACGGCATTTCCTCCGTGAATTATTGCGCCTTTCTTTGCCATTCGCTCTACCTCTTTAGTCGGGGCTGACATTGAACCGTAGCCCTGCCCAAATGGTGCCATCTTCACGCCGCTGTCCATCAGTTCAGCTACCGGTTGCGTTGCGTTCCATCTGTCGAAAGCTATGCTCTGAATCCGTGCGCTGTTGATTGTTTCCATGATGTGCTTCACAATATATCTGTAATCTGTGACATTACCGGGTGTTGGGATAATCAGTCCGTCATGCACCCATTGGCGTATCTGCGTTCCGGTTGCATCGCGGCGGTTTTCAATCGTTTCTTCCGGAAGCCAGAACATCGGCTTTACATAAATTTTCTCCGGGCCTTGCCACACGCGCACAAAGGCGTTGAAGTCCGAGGTGCTGCCTAAATCTAAACCACCGTAGCATGGGTATTGGCTCAATTCCTCATCGGTAGGCAATGCTTCAGCGCCGGCCATCCACTTAGCATCGGGTATCCATGTGACCGCGCTATCCGTCCAGATGTTCAGGTATTTTGTTTTAAATTCAACCTCTTTGTGCGCCATCTCTTGCGCCTCGCGGAAATCTTGGTGTAGCTTCTTCGGGAAAACAGATACGCCCCAATTAGGATTGGCTTTCTGCCATACCGACGGGTCGGCCCAATCGTCTGCCTGGTCGATTGTCCAGATGGCAGCGAAGGTGTTAGGGTCTTCGACCTGACCATTAAGCACTTTTTCGCAATAGCGCTGATATTTCAGCGCGGGGCTGTTTCTATCGAAGCCCGCTGTGGTTACTGTAAACATCATCGGTTGCCTGCGTGCGCCCATGCCAGTGAGTAGCACGTTAAACAGATTGTCGTTACGGTGCGCGTGATATTCGTCTAATGCTACCGCATGAGGGTTCAATCCGTCAAGGGTTTTGTCTTCAGATACCAGCGGTTTTAATTCGCTTCGCTCGTACTTCAGGTATTTTATCCGGTCGGAGTTCGCGTATTTGATTTCGTCCGAAATTATCGGCGAATCTTGAGCCATGCGGTATGCTTCTTCCCAGATGATTTTTGCCTGTTCCATCTTGGTGGCTGCCGTGTAGCATTCGGCTGCCGGTTCGCCATCAGCGCAGAGAAAGTACAGCATGACCGCTGCCGCTAATGTGGATTTACCATTCTTGCGCGGAACCGCAATGTAAGCTTTTGTGAAACGGCGCAATCCATCCTGATCAACCCAGCCAAATAGGTTGATGATGATGAACGCTTGCCACGGTTCCAGGTAAAATTGATTTCCGGCAGTATGGCCTTTGGTATGCTTGAGATGTTGGATGAATGCCAGCGCCTTTGCGGCGTGCTTGCGGCTAAAGGTGTAGCCATCAGGTTCTGTTTCCAATTCGCGCAAAAACTTAACGGCTGCATTCTTCAGATGAACGCATGACAATATTTTGTCCGATGCGATGTCCTGCGCAAAATTTATCCCTGTGCTTACGTTGGCTGGTGTCATACTTCTAAATCCTTAATGTCCACGCCGCCCAATAATTGGGCCAGCTTATTTTGTGGGCTTTTGTTTTTGTCGTTCACATAAGCGCGCGCTCTTGGTGTCATGCCGAAGTCGTTGAGCATTTTAAAATAATGCGCCCTGACCAACATCAGCGCCCGGTACTTCGGATTCATAGATGGTTCCCCAGTCTTCCCATGATAAACAACAATTTCCATGCTGCCATCTTCCTTCACAATTTCAGAGCGCAGGTGCTGCACCTCTTCCCAAGTGTTGCAAAGTTCAATGACGCTGTCGAGGTCAGTCCATGAATCGCAGCCCAATGCCCGGCTGATTTCGACCACACGGAAGAAGAAGGTGTGGTATTCTTGTGATTTACCCGGTGGCGGTTGAACACCTTCTGGCAATTTAGTTTGAACACTTTCTATCGGATCTCGTTTCCTACCTTTTGCCATGTTTCAAAATTCCAATTTATTTT